CCGGCAGATTGTCGTAGGTCAGATTCAGCAGGGCGAGGCATAGTTTGTGGTGTTGGTAACTGCGGGGTTTCACCACATCGGCTCTGTACGCCTCGCCCTGCTTGAATTTCTTGCACAACTCCAGACTCGCTTCATCGGCAGGCACGAATCCTGAGAGCGTACGTTTGAGGAACATGCGAGCCATCAGGCGGTCTCCGCCGTCCGCGCTTCCTTTGCGCGTTCGATACAGGCATTGATGGCGTCCCGCTCTTCCTTCGTCAGAAGCTTCCACGCCGCTTTATAGGTCGCAGGATCGGCGCGCGCCGTATCCCAGACGTCGTACACCGCATCATCGATACCCACCGCCAGCGCCGTCACAAACCGTTTGCCGAGGGCCTGGGCAGGCGTCAGCACGTTGTGCACTTCGGCGTCCGGATCGGCCGTGGCCTCCGTTGGGATGCAGAACGCCTGGAAGCAAACGTACTTATACCCAATCGCCATGGCCTTGTTGGCGCTCTTGTCGGCAGAATCCATCGCCTCACCGATCATCGGCCCCACCGTATGCTTGGAGCCGTCTTCCGTACTGATGAAGTCGTACTCGATTTCCAGCGTCGTATAGAACAGCGGATTGCCCTTCGCACTCACGCGCTCGATAAACTCACGCTTACCCACGCGCGGCAAGATCAGCAAATGATGCTTGGGAAGCAAAGCCGACAGCTCGTTCATGACGTCATCCACGCCCCGATACTTGAAGCCCTGCTGCTGGTTGGTTTTGTCCTTGCTAATGCCGATCTTCGACAGATCCGCCATCACGCCTTCGATTGCCTTGAAGACTTTCATGATCCGCTCCAGTAATCCCTTTGCCTTTTCAGCTTCAAATACAGAGAATCATAGGGTTGACGCTTCACCGGCTCGGGGAGCAATGGCCCCATCCCCAGCGGCTCCAGATACTCGTCCGAGTACAGATCCAACAGGCTTCGGATCCTCTCCTGAAACGCCGTCAGTTCCCCAGTGCGCGCGAGCTTGCCGGATGGTTTCGGCGAGTCGTTCATCGGACTCGCGCCACCACCGGAACCAGTCTTTGAGCAATTCTGTTTCAAGGGCTCGCATGTCTTCGGACCAGCGGCGGCCTTCGAGTTCCTGTTGGTGAGCGAGCGCGGCATCGGTATCGTCCTCGTTCATGTCAGTCGGCCTGTCGTGTCCTGAAGATCGACAATTCACCGAACTGCCTGCGTAAAATGTTGACCTGCACTCGGCGCTGCCATTCCAGTTCCAGCTTCGCATCCGCCAGCATTTGCTCGACCACCTGACCGCGTGCCTTCTGCTCGGCGGTACGGAAATCTCGGGAGAAAGGGAAAAGCTTGAGTTTCACTGTAGCCTCCCCTCTGTGAGAGCCTTCAACTGCACCGCTGTTTGCAGGAACAGCAGCGCTGCTTCCGACAGGGACTTGGAGCGTTCGCCCGCGAAGGTGCGCAACTCGATGTCGATCCGCATCCGAGTCAACTCACCATGGAGGTATGCGCGACTGGAGTAGATGTTCACTTGACGACCCTCAGCGGTGTGGCAGCAGAACCCGCGTACTCCTGAGTCAGCTTCTGGTGGATTTGCATCGCGCCCTCGATCCTGCCGCGCGTGAACACCATCTCCAGGATGGCGCGATACAACGCCTCGCTGTGCGGCACGCCGTACTTCTGGAGGGTCTCTTCGGCCAACTGCTCAGCGTTCATGAGAACTCTCCTACCAACAGGTAACCCACCACCGATGCCACCACCAACGTCAGATACACGTGCCACCAGCGAGCAAAGTGGCCGCCAGAAACCGCTCGTGCCGGTGCACCGCAGCTCGGGCAATGCCCCTGCCACAGATCGGCATGGCACCAGCAGCTGGGACGAAGAGGCCGCTCGCCAATCGCCCCACCGGTCCTGACGGGCTCTTTGTGTGGGTTGTGGACGGGCGACCTCATGGACCAGACGTTACCACTACCGGTGATAGCTGTCAACACCGAAAGTGATATCGAACGGCAAAAAAAGGGATGCGATCAGTTCAGCGGCTTTTTCAGAGCCTTGCGCGCGGGTGTTGGTTGCGGTGCAAAACGCGGGCGTCTTGAGGTTTCTTGTAGTCTGAAGAGTTCGTCGGCGCGCTTGAGGAGCTCGCCGCGATTCGCGTCGTCGAGCACTTCCCAGAACTGGATGAGCGACCGAAACTCGGTGTCCATGTCACTCCAGGGCCGTTTAGGGCCGTCTCCTTGGAGAAGGTAAACGACGCTCATCTGGGCGTATTGTGCCATCGCTAGCGCCGTCTCCATCCCTGGTAGTTTGTCACCCGTCTTGATCGCCGAGACCATAGTCTGACCCACGCCGATGGCCTTGCCAATCACTGTTTGATCGTAAGGATCAGGTGAAGCCGGTTTCGGGACGTCGGTCAACGCATCCCAAAATCGATCCCACAGCGGACTGGTTTTTGCTGCTCTTGGCACCTTCCTAGTTTGCCGGCCATCGATATCACTTTGAGTAATTGCTTTGTTATTACCCATAGTGGTATAAAGAGGTGATGAAGCGCAAACGAATCCGCCCATCGGCTCGAGGTGAGCCGGAGACCCACTGGCAGAAGGCCCTACGGGAAGGCATCGAGCGTGCCGGGGGCCAAGTGCGCCTGGCCCGAGTGCTGGGATTGAAGTCCCAAGGCTCGATCTCCAATTGGCTCTTGCGCGATAAACGGGTCCCTGCCGAAAGGGTGCTGGAAGTGGAGCGCGCGACTGGCGTGTCTCGTCACGATCTGCGTCCTGATCTGTATCCGCGCGAGTCGCCGGTACAGCAGTACGCCGCCTCTGCTTAGTTCATTGTTATAGCCCGACTGTGCCATACCGCACACAACTGTTGGGCGCGATTCACCTTAACTCGAAAATCATAGGGTTTTACCCGCCCGTTCCATACGCAGCACCGTCCGTGTGCCGGCGTGCTCCCCGCGGAGCCGGGCGCTTCTCCTTCGGAGACTGCCCTGCGGTTTCCCCAAATGAAAAACCCCCAGAGGCTGAAGACCATCTGGGGGTTCTGAGAGAACGTACCTGCGTCTATCGAGATCGAACTTTCGATAGGCATTCTCTCTTAGTTTCGATCGGACTTCAAGGTGGCGACCCGAATACGCACACAGCGGGGCACTTACATGCGCGACGGGCAACCGCAACACGCGTGGTTCCGACCCTGGTGAAGATTGAGAGCGGTACACCGATAACCTGACAACCGAACCAGTGCAGTGTCGAGAGCGCTTCTAAAAGGAACGCTGTCGAGACAGTAAAGGCGGCCGGAGGCGTGAATCTTCCGGTGGGCGTTTGGCTCACGATACGAGCAGTCAGGCTAAAGCAGCTCTCCGAGCATGAATGCCGTAAGAGCCCCCTGCGGGGGCTGGCTGGGCTACGGAATGGAATGGTTTTGTCTGGAGGTTTTGTGACCGAAGACGTCATGTTGCTCAAACACGGCAGCCCATTTGCCTATCGGGTGTGCGAGGCCTGCAATCACCTTGCTCGCAATCTCTCGGATCGTAACTGGTGCCCAGCCTGTGAATTTGAATGCACGGCGATCGGGCAACGCGTGCGCGAAAAGCTCAAGCAGCTCGCCGAGACTCCAGAGCTGCCAACCAATGACCTCTCAGGCAGCACGGCACCTGCGTTTCAAGAAACGCCTCCGGGAAGCTGCAGAGCAGTTTGAGTAGGTTTTCCACAGAGTTATCCACCAGCAAATCATATACCCGTAAGCGGTAACTTACCAATGACAGCTACGAAAATCAGGTACCAGCAATTACCAGCGCTCACAAAGCGCATGTATTCCTCTGCAGCATTACCCGCTAACTATCAGGCGATGAAAGTTGCCCTGAAGCAGTGCGACAAAATAGATGAAGTGAAGGACATCGGAGATAAACATCTGGCACTTGCCACGTATGCCAAGGAAGCCGCCGACGAGGAATTGTTATTCTATGCCCAGCGCATTCATCTACGAGCCCAAGCTCGATTGGGGGAATTATATGCAGAGCTGACAAAGTCAGGCTCTTTCTATGGTTCCCCGAAGGATATAGGAATATCTGCGTCTGCTCTTACTAAGGCAGTCCAAATTTCGAAAGTTCCGGAGGGGAAACGCGAGAGTTTGATAGATCGCACACCTCCAATCTCAAGAAACGCTTTGGCTTGGGAAGGAACGATACGTCGTCCTGACAAGTATGCTTATATGCGAGAGGATGCTGAAGATGCCTATTATCACGAAGCTTGCAGCGTGATAAATAACTTCATCTCCATTATCGCTGATAGAGATCCACGGGCGATTGTAAACGGATTGAAGCCTGATGAAGTTCAGCGTATTAAAGGGGCTCTCCAAAAAAGTCAGGTTATCGAATGGATAGACGAGTTTGATCGGTGTCTATCCAAATGAGTTATCCAAAATCAGCGTTGACGCCGCCCGAGCCGAAACTGAAGACCCAGGGCCAGATGATGGCGTTGTTGAAGCAACGTTCCGCCGCCCGCGCGCAACTGCAGTGGAACAAGCCGGTGCGCAACGCAGATGACACCGGACATCAAACCGCAGCGGGGACGGAGTACGAGATTCGCAAGACCCTCACCAAAGGGCAGGCGATGTATTGGGCATGGCACGCCAAGAAGCTGTTGGGTTATTCGACGGATGTTGAGATCGCACGTACTCACTGTGAATCGCATCATTTAGGGGGTCAACATGAGCAAGCAACAACGAGAGTGGCAGGAGTTCCTTCGATCGATCGCGCATCTGACGCCGCAGAGGCAGGCGGAATTGCGCGCTGAGCGCAAGGCGAAGGTATGAGATCGAAGATCCGCGCAGGTATGCGTACGCCCTTCACGCACAAGTTGTGGAACCGCTGGCTCGATCGGTTGAACGGCCCGGACCCCGCGGATCCACAGTATTGTTACCTGAAGGCGGGGATTGCGCATTTCCGCCAGCTGTGTGCAGAGCGGGAGAAGGGGCCGACATGAATTACTGCGCAGCATCACGGGAAACCAAGGTTATATTGGTCACAACAACACAAAGGGATGCCCATGAATACTCTGTTCAAGGTTGAGGCGGATTCCCGCGAAGACGAGCGCGTCTACGTTTCGGTGTCGGGTCGTTCGGTGCTGGATATCTTGCGGGATGTGGCGCAGGGCAAGTTCGCCTCGATGGTGGTGGATTCCTCGCAGGCGCGAGAACTCCTGGCCTTGATTGAGGGCAAGCCGCCGACATGAGCTTGAACCGCTTTGCTGCTCGTCGCGATGCCAACGAGGGTCCACTCGTGGCGGCGGCGATTCAGCTGGGCGCGGAGTGGGTTAAGGCGCCGCCGCTCGATGGCTGGGTCGGATGGCAGCGTTGTTGGATTCCCGTCGAGATCAAGACGGTGAAAGGAAAATACACGGACGCGCAGGTTAAATTCCTGACGTGTTGCAAGATACGGGGATTGCCGGTGTTTACTTGGCGCACATTGGAGGATGTTACAGCGTCGCTGGGCGCTAAGGTAACTGCATAATGAAAATCGAGATTGACCAGAGCGAAGTTGTGCACATACTGAACGCGCACAACCAAGACAACCCGTTACTCAAACTGATTCTATCCAAACTGGAGAAAGTCATGGCAACACAAGCCGAATTGGCCGCAGCCCTCAAGACTGCGAACGACGCACTCACCGCGATCGCAACCGAAGTGGACAAGGTGGGCACGGAGGTGGATACCCTCAACGCTGCAATCGACAATCTCACGGCGATCATTTCCGCCGGCGGGGCGACGACACCGGAGGTGGATGCAGCGCTGGCGGCATTGCAGACGTCCGTGAATTCCATCACCGCGAAGGTCAAGGCGGTGGACGACAAAGTTCCAGATAGCCCCGTAACACCATAACAGAAACTATATGCCTCATAAAAAGCCGGTCCAGTTGAGATCTGATCTAACTCAGTCACGACTCAAGGAGTTATTTTCTTACGATGCTGAGACCGGCTTTTTTACTCGGAGAATGAGGGTCGCGAATCAGCATGCTGGAACGATCTGTGGATACAGAGATCCAGATGGGCATATTTACATCCGGGTCGATGGCCACCTATACCAAGCACACCGGCTGGCATGGCTATATGCGCATGGGAGATGGCCGGCGAGTGGCCTTGATCATAGAGATGGGGATGGATACAACAACCGTCTGATCAATCTCAGAGAGGCCAATCAGGTTCTGAACATGCAGAATCTACGCGGGGCCTACAAGAACAGCAAAACTGGCTTGTTGGGCGTTTCCTACTACGCGAGGTACTCCAAGTGGACCACCAGAATAAAATGTAACGGTACCTATAAATTCTTGGGATATTTCTCTACGCCTGAACTTGCTTGCCGTGCCTATCTGGAGGCGAAAGTCAAATTCCATCCTTTCCAAACTCTCGTTGCGGGGTCGCCGTAAATGTACGTCGGGAGTGTCTTGCGGGTTCTCCGAGGGGAAGCCGAGGACGGCGCCGGCGGCGTACTCCCGAAGGAGCTGCTGCCGGTGGATCGCATCCTGCAACGCTGGGATGTGTCCATCGGCACTGGCTTACCCTCGGAGGCGTGGGATGATAATCCGCGCACCAGTAAACCGCCGCCGCTGGACGACGATACCGCGACCGTGGTGGATCAGATCATTCTGCGGCTGCCCAAGCGCACCAATCAGGTGATTGTGGCGTGGTATCGAACGCCGCAGCCGACGGAGGTGATTGCGCGTAAACTGAACATGTCCGCGCGCTCACTGGAGAATGGCTTGAAGGTGTGCCTGAACTTCACGCTATGGAAGTTCCAGGAGAGCCGGCATCGGACGTTGTTGCGGCTGCTGCAGGTGCGCGTATGACCGAACTCGTGCGACGATTATTTGAAGTTGTGCGGGCTATTGCCGAATACCCGCCAGATAAGCGCCCGCAGTTGCAGGTTTACCAGTGTGACCACTGTCAGTGCCAGGAATGGATCTTGGTCAAAGGTGGGTATGTGGTCTGTACGAAATGCGGCGAGACTGCCACGGATTTGAAAGTCACGGGTCCGGACGCGCCAGACCCGTCTTCAGTTCAATGCAACCATGACCTGCAGAGCCCTGACAAGACGCTCAAGGCGACCTTGGCGCCTGACTATGGTTGGCGCTGCACGGTCTGCAAGTCGGAGTGGTATCCGACGGACTGGGGAAAGAGTCGGTGAGCATTGATAAAGGCGCTAGGTGCAGCCCAAGCATTGACCTGGTCTTGCGGGATGGTGTACAAATTCCTGCGATACTAGACCTTCTGCCCCCGCGCTAAGCGCAATACTCCCTGAAGCCCCACCATCCGCGTGGGGCTTTCGCACTTCTGGAGCCTGAAAATGTCTGTGACCAACCCGGTTACGGCGAGCTTTACCGCGCCCGCCACGTTCGAGGATGGCACGGCCATTCCGGCGGGCACCATCACCAAGTACCAGTACGGCTTCGGGCAGGTTTCGGGCACGTACACCATCATTGCGGATGACGTGAATCTCACGGAGACCGCCGGCAAGCAGACTGGATCGCTGCCCACGAATCTTGCGGTCGGTAATTGGTTCGCCGCAGCGCGATCAGTGACCTCGGCTGCTGCCGGGAGTGCGACCTCGAAATGGGGTAATGAGGTCGCGTTCACCATCGCTCCCAAGGTCCCGAGCACCATCATGGATTTTGGCGTTGCCTGAATCGCCATTTCCAATGGTGGTTTGGGCAGGCCCCAAAACCTGATTGCACCCTTCCCAACGGCCCGCTCACGTAGATGGCCGCCAAGCTTCCTAAGGCGATCTCAGACATGCAACTGACCGCGGTGCGCACGCTTACCTCCGTGCTCGCCGCCCCCAGTCTGCAAGCCTCGGTGAGCGGTTCCACGGCCACATTGAGCTGGACCCCACCCGTGCCTACGGGTCAATCAGTGATCGCCGGCTATCGGGTCTACAAAGGCACTACGGCCGGATCGCAATCGACGCTCATCGCCACCACGACGGCCACGAGCCTGCCGGACACCCTCTCGGGTACGCAGTTCTATCGGGTGGAAGCGTTCGACCAGTACCAGACCGGCAACAGCTCAGTCCCGGTCGGATGTGTTCCTCAAGGCAACGTTTTCCGATTCGCCAATGCGGTCGGGCACTACTACCGCAATAACAGCTATCACTTCGATGCAGCGGCGGTGAGCTCGGTCACCACAGTGCTGAATGCGCTGCAGTCCAAAGTGACCGGCGTGTGCATGTCGGGCTATGCGCAGTACTTCGACAACGGCACGAGTGGGCCGAACTACGTCTGGACGCAGGTCGATACCATTCTGGCGAACTGTGCTGCCAAGGGTAAGCAGTTCATCTTTCAGCTGGCCGACCGCAACTTCTCAACCGCCAATGGCTCGATTGCGGCCAACACCTTTCCACCCTGGTGGATCACGGCTGGCTATTGTGCGGCGGCCGATGGCAATGGCTGTTCATTAGCCAAGGTATGGGATCTCAACTATACCAACAACGCCTGGATTCCGTTCTGGCAGGCCTTCGGGGCACGGTACAAGGACAACACCAGTCTTGCGCAAGTGCAGATCGGCGGTGAGTCGGTCCTGCTCCTCGGCGGGATCTCGAGCGCGCAGTATTCGCAGTACTACAAGAATCTGAAAGCGGTAGCGGCTGCGACCCGGGCGGCATTGCCCTACACGCTGATTCACGTCATGGTGGATTACGTGAATGCGGTGGACTTTGCCAACACCGCTTTGCAGATCCAGGATCTACTGACCTACTTCAAGAGCTTGGGTGGAATCAGTGTTGGGGGTCCGGATCCGGCAGGACCGGGACCTACGAGCACGGCGGGCAAAGATCCGACCGTGAACGAGGTCTATCAGGGCAACACCGGCGGCATCGACTATCGGCCCGTGCTGATGTTTCGGTCGCAGATCGAGGCGCTGTTCCAGAATATCAACGCCTCGACCCCGGAGAACATCTTTACGCTTGCGCAGAATACGGTGAATCCGCAGATCATGATCTGGACGGATGTGAGCTCCTGGTCGAGTATCCAGACCAAGATTCAGAACGGCACGTTACCGGCCACCCGCGCAACTGCGCCGAGTGACAACTTTCAGTACGACGGCGGACCCCAAGCGCCGGCTGATTTCTTCGTCACGCTGCAGGGCCAGACGGCGCAGAACTCATCGATTTTCAATCCCTCTTCCCCGCCGTCGTTCAACATCCCGAACGAGGGTTCGATCTCCTTTGGATGGCTGAATGCGGTACAAGGTCCCGCCCCCATCGCGCATTACGAAATGCAGGTCAGTACGAATGGTGGGTCCACCTGGACGACACCGACGGGCGGTGCCTCCATCAGCACCGCGGCCCCGAATGCCCAAGGCACCCGGTTCAAGGATGCGCAGTGTCCTAACTGCGTGGGTAGTACCTACGGACCCACCAATGGTCAGTATCTGACGGCCACCCAATACCTTCATCGTTTGCGCGCGGTCGATACGCAGGGAAATGTCAGCCCCTGGGTTACGGGCGCCAAACAGTACATCTTTAACGGGCTGACGGGCGGCATGTCGGTTGGAACGCCTTCCGGTGGGTCCGGCAGTGCGGGCGGTGGATTGAAGTGGGGCGGCGATCTCAGCAGTGCCTATCCCACTAACTACGCGGTATCCGATCCTACCTATGGGTTCGTGGCTACCATCGACATGTCGGCGGCGACCGGCGGCTATTTCCTTCCGACCACAGGATGTAACTACTGCACTTACAACCAACAGGTTGGGTCGTGCGATTACATCTACTTCCTGCTCAAGACCACGAATGCCGCCATTAACATTGTCATGCATGGCGAGGTGGTCGGCGATCTTAAGATGCGTCCCGGGGGTGCGCCGGCTGCTAATTTGTTCAATGGTTTGGATCTCATTCTTTCCAAGTATGTGGCCGGCGGGACCGTGATTGCCAACACGTACCAACTCTATCAGGTGCCGTTGGCTGACTTCATGACGCCGACCTCGACGACCAGCACCGATCCGTGGATTGGATCGGTATCCGCATTGGGTGTACGCGAACTCACGCTGTACAAGTTTTTGTGGCAAGGGCAAGCCCCGGGGATCGTCACGCTCGCGAAGGCCTGGGTCGGTAAGTGAGTATCACTTTCGTTGGAGCCGGCACGGTTACCCGAGGAACCGGCGCTCTGACTGCGACTGCGCCTGCGCATAATGCGGGCGATGTGCTGATTCTGTGCACCGGAGAGAAGGTTGGCTCTGACACGCTAGCGACGCCGGGTGGGTGGACAAAAATGACCACCACCAACAATGCCGCCCAGGCAGCCGCTTTCGCTCTCTACGATTCCACAGGCAGCGCCAGTATCCCGTCCGTCAACTGGAGTGCGACTCAGGTCGCGTGGGTTTTCGTGGCAGCGTATCGAGGGGTTGACCCTGGATTAGCGACCGCTTTCGCGGGGCAGGATAGGGCAGTCGCGTCCACGAACAACATAGGACTGCCGGCTGTCAGCCGTACTCCGAGTGTGAATGGGGCCGTCTGCTTTGCCCTGGGGCATAAGGAGAAGGGGCCATCCTCGGATGGAACCAACTACTCTGTTCCATCCACTTTCAGTGGGACCGGCACGATTGCCAACGCAGTCGAAGACATCCCCAACGGGGCATCGGTGGCCGTATGTTTGGGTCACTGGATACAGGATGTAGCGCAGCTTATTGCTTCGACGGGTGCATTCACCGGAACTATTGCTGACTCAACGTCCCGCACTGCGCAGTGCTTCATATTCGCGTTGCAGCCTGCCGCTGCCGTTATTGCCCGCACACGCAGTCTGTTAGGCGTCGGTACTTAGGAGATTCAGTTGGCCGAGAATGTAGCGATTACCGCTGGCTCAGGTACTACGATCGCCACTGACGAAGTGACCGTCAATGCCGTGGCCGTGCAAGTTCAGCGCGTCAAGTCAGGCTGGGGCGCGGATGGCTCCTACAATGATCCTGCGGTTGCCACGCCACTGCCCGTTCAAGCCACGCTGGATGCATCGCAGATGTCCAACGTCGGCACGATCGTCACGCCGAAATTCGCGAGTATCAACATTTCCAGCTCGGGTGATAACAGCATTGTGGCGGCCGTGACCAGCAAGAAAATCCGCGTGCTGTCCTATGTCATAGTGGCTGACGCGGCTGTCGCCGCCAAATTCCGCAATGGGACTACGGATCTGATGGGAGCTGCCTCGTTAGCGGCCAATGGCGGGATTGCCGCACCTTTCAATCCAGTGGGGCAGTTTGAAACCGCCGCTAACACGGTGCTCAACCTCAATCTCGCGAGCGCTGTGGGCGTGCGAGGCCATCTGACTTACGTGGAGATTTGATAATGCCCGCATCGACCTATTGGGCCAACAAGATTTACAACGTCACCTACAAGGCGACGAATCTCACGGCCCCCACCACGGTGTACATCGCGCTCTTCACCAGTACCGCAAGCCTTGCGGAGCTCAAGGCCGGCACGCTGACGAACGAGGTGTCGGGCGGCTCCTACGCGCGTACCGCCTGTACGTTTGGCTCGCCTACCGACGGGGATGGCACGGGGGGCACTGTGACCTTCCCGACTGCGACCGCAGGGTGGGGCACAATTCGGTATGCCGCGGCCATGGATGCCAGCACGGCCGGTAATGTGCTGGAATACGGACAATTGACATCGGACGTGACTGTGAATAGCGGAAACACCTACCAGTTCAATAGTGGGTCCGTCGTCGCGACTGTGGACTAGTTGACTGACACAAAATGCTGCTGCTTCTCCGGGGCGCGCCGCCGGCCAATCCGGGCGTCACGTTCTCCTTAAGTTCGCAGCTTGTTTTCGACAATTCAGCGCACGTTACTTTTTCGACTCTTACAGGTTTCGGTCCTTTTGATTCGGTCGAGCTGCAAGTCTCGGTCAATTTGGACCTCATCACGGGCTTTGCGGGGGCGGGGCATGCCACGGTAGGCCCTGGGGTTGTCTTTGCGACAAGTACCGCTGTTGCGCTCTCAGGCGGATTCAGTGAGCGGGTGAGCTTTGCCAACCTGCTGGGTTCGGGTTGGACCGTGGGTACCACGCTTCAGGGCGCGGTGAGCTTTGGTACGTTGCTGGGCTTCAGCGGTGAGTTAAGCGCTATTCCGGCCGTGAGGTTCGGGCTGCTGTCGGATTTTGCGCCGGGCGCCGGCAATCTCAGCGGCGGGACGATTACTGCGGGAGTAGGGTTTGCACTGCAGAACTCGTTTGCCGGATCTCCCGTGATGGTCGATAGGGTTATCTTTGCCTTGGAGACTGATTTTGTCGGGACTGGTCAGTTCGCCATCCCGACCTTGGCCACCCAGATGCGCTTGAGCTTCAGCGCCGACGAGATCCGTACGTTCTTCCGGAGAGGCTAGATGGTTCCCACGCTCAATGAGGGCTCACGCTGTTTCGTGAAGGCGAAGTTCTACGACAAGAACGAGGATCCGCAGATTGCCAGCTCCCTGCAATACCGTGTGGACTGCGAGACCACCCAGACCGCTATCCTTGACTGGACCACCTTGACCCCTGCCGCTGTGGTCGAAGTTCAAATCGATGCCACCCTGAACACCATTATCAATCGCAGCAACGTCGTAGAGCGCAAGGTCGTGACCTTCAAAGCGAATGCAGATCCACCCG